CCTCAAATCCCCTTACAAACTGCTCTACGTTGCGGCGAGCGATTGAGTTAAGGGCTTTATTCCTACCTTCAATCTTCTTGGCTATGGTCTGATCAAGGATTGATTGCTCAAGCTTGGCAAAGATTTGCTCCTCTGAGAGCCCTACCGAGTCTTTAACAATGCGGTCAGCCTCTTCAGCCATCCGCACCTGATCTTCAATAGGCGCGCCTTTCATGGCTGTTTCGATTCGTGCTATACAGTTAGCGGCTGGCATTTACTTCCCCAACATGCAATTTAAGGCTTCACGCAACCCGGATTCATCACGGGCAGCTGTCTCGTTTATCTCTTCAATATCGGCTCTAACAGATTTGGTGTCTACTTCCTGCTCATCTAGCGCTGTCAGTATATCATCTGTTAGTGTGTCGAGGTTTTCGGGGGTAGGCTCTACCATATCATCTAAGGTCTTTTGGGCTTCAGCAGAGAACAGAGGCGATGCTTCAGGGGATTTAGCGTCTAGCTTAGGTGCTGGGGCTTCGAAGTCATCGATCCTGCCTTTTACAACCTTTGCCACATCATCGATAAACACATCAGGCACACGACCCGCTTCTAAGTCATCAATTACCCGAGCGGAAACATCGCTCCTGAATTCTCCTGCTCGGGTTATTAACTCAGGCCTTAACTCATCCATAGCTCTGTTGAATTCAGTCTTTACCCTTGGATCGACCTCTGCTCCCTCAATAGCCCTTGCCACTTGGCTATCTCTCCACTCGGCTCTGAATGTCGGATCAGTTTTAGCAACATAGCCCACATCAATAGGCCGGTTATCCATCACCTGACCATTAGCAGCCCTTAACATATCCTCTTTAAGCTGAGGAGATCCGCGCCCTATAGCGTCACCAATAGCCCCCAGCCCGGTATGCAATCCGCCGCCTAACACTGCGCCGAATGTAAGGTTAAGGAATGAATCATATAGTCCATACTCAGCTTGTTCAGCTTCAGCAGCCAGGAGAATGACAGGCTCAACCAATGCAGCGCCCACAATACCCTCTGTTACGCCTACGCCAGCCCTTACAGCAGAGCGACCAAGAGCAGTGGAAGTATTGGCTACCAGCTTTGTATACCTAGCTAGGCCGACAACCGGAACGAAAGCAGAAGCCACGTTAATAGGGTCAGCAATAGAGACCGCTAACGCCGTGCCGATCTGTGCCGCACCAGACCAGAAGCCCTCAGGAGCAGCATCTATCAGAGCCTTGCGCTTAACCTCTTCCCTCTTTCTCTCGATCATTAGATCCAGAGCGCCTTCAGGAATCCCCCGCTCCCCTATATCAAGCTTAACTCCCGCATCTGATACTTTCTTATCCGCATCAATCTTACCCAGGACAGGGGAAGGGGGTCCTTTGAATTGCGCTCCTTTAGTGCCAGGAATGAAACCACCGAACAGCTCTTCTTCTAACTTGGTCTGCCGGAAAGTAGAACTCATGGGGTTCTCTTCCCACACCTGTTCAGCAAGTGCAGACAGAGAGGTTCCAAGACCTGTTGTTAAGTCCTCTACTCGCTGTGTTCTGCTTACCTTGTAACCATCAAGAGTTATAGTCATTACAGAGTCTCAGGGAATGTAGCAAACCTTGCTGATACTGACTCGACACCTTCCTCTAGCTGTTTGAATGGGATAATCAAAGGATCACCCTCGGCGGTGAAGATAGCGTTCCCGTTCTGGTCAGTGAATAGAATTCCTTCACCATTTGGATCAGTGATAGGCTGTGGCCTGAGAGCAGATAAATAAACCTCTGCCCTGTCCTCGATATTCTCAACTACATCTGACTCAGGGATCAGCAGATTGAATCCGCCCTCTCTGATAGAGTCAATGGTATTCGATACCCCCAACTCAACTTCATCTGCACTAAATCTCGTCGGGATTCTATATGTATCCGTGAATGTAAAACGCGAATCTAATACGTCTGTTCTAGCCTGCTCAATCGCATCACCCGTATCATCAAATATCCCATCTGCAATATATTTCATTGCCAATGATTCAATGGCGGTCTTGTGCTGAATGAATACTTGCTCTGCTCCCGGCTGCCCTCTCAAAGTGTTCTGGAAGTCTTCAAGCTCTTCAATTGTATCTGCCTGGATATCCTTGAAATCATCGTCACCAATAAATTCTTTGTACTGCTTTGGAGTAACGGACAGGGCTTCACCTAGCACAACCATTTCTGGACCAAAATCCATACCGGCCATAACTTTCAGGCCTCCTCCCAGCTTCTTGTTTTGTGATAGCTGGCGCATGACTGTACCCCACTCTCCACCAAATGAGGTTTTGAGCGCATCCAACTGCAAAGCTACAGCCTCCCCACCTTGAGAGAAGTCATTCAGCGTGGCAGATATCTGGTCCTCAAATTGAGTCGGCAGAAGCTGAACCCCCTGGGGATGAACACCTAGCTCTTCTTGCATAGATCTCTGGATAGCTGAGTATTCCTGTGCTGCTGCTGTGGTCGCTTCAACGTCACCTGATGCAAATGCAGCTTGGAAGCTCTGAAACGACTTGTCAGCAACGTTAGAGTTTTGGATGACATACGCGGATGGGTCAGCAGCTATCGCCTTGTTACGGGCCTGTATTGCCTTTGCCAAGATTCCAAATTGTTTAGATTCTCTTCTGAAGTTCTCTGGATCTGTAGGCTTTGCAGCTTCTACAATCCCCCTCAGCTCTTCAGGCCCAGCAGTCTTAACCTCGGTAATAGCTTGGCCGAATGATCGAGCATCATTAATGCTTTCCGAAACCATCGCACCACGTTCATCACCGAACACCCGGTTAATATTATCCGCGCTAAACCTTGTCGCTAGTGCGCCATCTTCCTGGCCGCTAGATAGAAAGGCTACATAGTCATCTAAGCCCTGTGCAAACTGTTCCTTCTCTGCCGAATCTCGTTGCTTAACATCTTTCTCAGCCAGGTTAAGAATCTTCCCTAGCGTTTTCGAGTCGGTGAGATCATCCCACTTGCCTTCTTTAATCTCGTCAACAACTGCCCGGCTATCTCCCCGGTCAATCCGTCCGCCTAGAGCATTAGTAGCAATCTGATTAAATGCACCTTGCCTAGCTGCATCAATATCAACTACTCCTGCAGAAGTCTCAGACAAGCCTGATAGAGCAGCATTAATTCGGCCTCTCGCTTCAGGCACTCCAGTAACGCCCCTCAATACTTCTGATTGGATGTCATCGATAGCGCTATTGGTAGAACTTACGCGCTTCTGTACGTTCAGCCCTGCCTGGTGCTTGGAGTATTGAGGGAAGAATTTACGCTCGAAGGCATCTGTCGCATTAGCACGAAGAGCCGCCGCCGCTTCTTCGCTTGGGGCTTCACCGGACAGACCGCTTACTCGATCATCAAATGCCCCTTGAAGCTCTTCCATATCAACATCAGCGCCCCTTGTTTGGACATCTGTTATCAATTCGGATTCTTGTCTGAATAGCCTGTTGGTTCTTTCAGTGACAAAGGCTGCGTCATCAGCATCTTTTTGACGCTGGATAGATTCACCCGCTAGTCGTGAAACGGTTCGACCAATACCCGCTACAGCTTCACCTACTGCACCAGTAAACGCAGCGCGAGGCACAGCTCCTGCTGTTCTCAATTGTGAACTGGCTTGAAACTGTGGAAGCTTTGGCATTATCGAAAACTCCTTGCACCGCTTAAGAATGTACCAGTGGCTTGAAGCGCTCCCGCTGTTCTGGCTTGTTCTGCCTCAAATAATCTAGCCTGGGAGCCAGCCCCAGCGCCGAACTGTATGTTCAACGCTTCTAGCTCTGCCTGCTCAGCTGATTCCCGCATTACTTCAAACACGCTTCCAGACCGAGTAACACCTGACTTAGCAGCTGCGGTTTTCTGTCGTCCTAGAACTCGTTCGCTTTCTTCACGCAAACGGGCCTCTTCAAACACAGCCGACCTCCTGCCTAGCTCTGCCTGTCGCTTCAACGTTTCAGATTGGGCTTGCGATGCCTGAATCTGACCTATACCAGAAACTGCTGTCCCGGCTATCAATGCAATCTCAAGACCTGTACACATTAGTCGTTAGTCCTCACTCTTGGCATAATCGCCAATATCGTCATGGGCAATGGCTGATCCTGTCGAATAAATACCCGTCCTTCTGTTTCATATCCCGAGTCAAGCGATTCCTCTTTATCGCCTGTGAATCTAGGTGGCGCTGAATCCATTGGGTCAGCCGTCGACCTAAATTGAATTATATCAAGATTAGATGAATTCGGCCCAAACTTAGCGCCCAGGGTATCGAAGAACCTTATGTCAATCTTATTTATCCGCTTGATCTTTCCTTGTGCCGACCCATTAGCCGACCCAGCCTCTATTCGCATGGTTTCAACATCTGACACATAACCAAGGCCTGCATTTATTTTGTTTGCTGCTATTTCCAGAGTAATCGTTCCATTAACAACGGTCTGATTAGGAACTACAGCACCATCAGCCAATATCTGAACAGATTCACCTTCAAGGTGATCTAACCCGCTAACAACCGTTGTCGGCCCATTGCTAAACAGAGCGCCACCATCCACAAAGAAATCATCGCCGTCCACAGGATCAACCGTTGATCGTCCTTCTGTTATCACTTCAACGTGCCTAACTTCAGATCCATTAATAAAGCGTTTTACTGATAACCATACTTCGTCGCGGCCACCTCTCGGGATTACACCAACGCTTTCAACCTTTGCTGCCGTGCCCAATGCGTCTGATACCCCGCCAACTGTATGCCTATGCCATCCAACAACCTCCTGATCACGCTCAAATGTCATGCCTAACAGAGTCCCATCTTTACCAACGCACCACACGATCGAATCAGGCTCCTTCTGGTAGTCCATCTCTACAATGCCATCAGCGGTAATATGCTCAGATAGCAGGGTTAAATCCGGCGCAATATATGTGTCTGACTCGAACTGGTAGATGAACTGCCGGATCTTCTTTGTTGAACGTTGTGGAAATAGAACCACACCATTTGACCGAACCGGCATGATGTAGGCGCTTCCATATTCAGACTGCCTAACAATCTTCACGTTGCTTGGCGTTATAGCCTCGTCACGAGTAGAAGCAGACATAAGGAATTCACCGCCTACTGTCCCGATCGTTAAGGACTTGCCAGGAGACAGCCACCGGATAGCGTTAACCTGATCAGATGCAATGGTGTAAGTGATAGCATCAGATGCTATGGCGCCGGGCGTGAAGTCGTTATAGATGCCTGACTGACTGCCCCACACCGTTTGAGGTTGTAACGTTGTAGCCGCATATATCAAACGATCCTCAAAGAATGCGATTGAGGAAGGAAAGCCTGTAGTGTCAGAGAACGCCCCTAGACGCCAGGTTGTTTGGGCTGTAGTTGATACGAAATCATCATCCACCGTAGCATCTACAACTGTCGTGGAAGTGAACCCTGTGATAGTCGCATAGCCAAAATCCGCCCCTTGATCAATCCGAACAGTCCTTCCAACATCAGTAGAAACAAATGTAGCTGTTGATGCTGTAATGGTTATGGTGCCTGTCGTTGCGCTAGGAGTCATTGTGGTGGCTGTAATGTTCTCATCTTGATAAGGGCCATTCACAAACTCTTCATCAGCTATAGAGAACTGATCAACGCCAGTGCGGGAAAGCTTTGCAGGCTCATGGTTAGGATGGACAATGTAAAGAACATCAGCCGACTGAACAAACTGAATCTCGAATAGTTCCGACTCAAGATAAGTAGTCGTAACCTCTACTATGTTCGCTTCCCCTGAAAAACCTGTATCAAAGCCAGAACTAAATCCACCACCACCAATCTGAAAATCATCCCTGAAGAAGTGAATATAGTTCTCGCCAAACTCAAGGATATAAGCCTGTTCTACTGAGAACTGGAAAGGGATCAATCTAACCTTTTTATCATTGAACTTAGTCGATCCGATAAACTTGGTTCCACCCCGTCGAGTCGTACCCCCGTGCGGGTGGATGATCATGTTCTTCAGAGTGCGAACGCCGTTGAAGTATTTTGAGATATCGACCCGGCCTTCAAGACGAGGAGATAGCTCGCCGGCTGTAAAGTTTGTTTGGATGAATGCAGCTTTAGGCATGGTTACAGCCTTGTGTTAAGCCAGGTATCAGCTTCTATTGAACGAGGGGTGCCTTCTTGCCCGTCCATAGACCGAGCTTGTTTAACCTTATCCTTGGACCGCTGAAACATGAATTGTGATAGAGCATTGTTATCAGATAGATTGAATGCTAGATCCGCACCAATACGATCTGAAAGAGCGTCTGTGAAGAGGGTATCAAACTGAGTGGTATCCGTGACTCTGGATATATATTCGATCTTCACAACTGAGTTGTTGCTTAGAATCCGGTTGCCTTCAATGCGGTTAGCGATCAGATCATCATCAGTCTTTAGAACTCGGATGCAATCTGCAGGCAGTTGATGTTGAAAGTCGAACTCAAAGATAGGGGCATCAGCAAGCAAAGCCAATTCAACACGCTTCACGGCAAAGTTCCAAGGGTGCTCCCTTAGTACTGAGTCTCGCGTATCGGCATAGATGAGGTTACATGCTCTGCCAGCTTTGGAGTCATCGGCAAGAGCTAGAATGGTCCCTTCGCCAACTCTGAGAAGGGCTGTATTGCAGATAGATACTTCTGACATCATATCCTCCTAAAATGGGGGCTCCGAAGAACCCCCTTGCGTTTTACCGCATTTGCCGGGAAGGGCCGACAACCGTTAGTCTACAACGTAAACGAAGTAGCCTTGTGCAGTGTCCCCAATATTTAGGCCAGCAGCTACAGCTTGAAGCTCTAGAGTTACGCCGCTTTCACTATTGAAGACCATGGTTTTTCCAGCCCCAGCTGCAATAGCGCTGCCAGGGGTGATGATACCAGCTACCTCAACATCAACCGCAGCATCTAACCCGTTGGGGTCAGCCACAACAGTAGCGCCGGTATTGTCGGTGTAGGCCTGCCAGCCGACATTCATATCCACCGTGGCCACAGTCCAGTTATGCTCAATACGAGACGACTGAAACAAGACACGAACCTTACCCCCCGGTAGTTTCACAACCTCTACCGTAGAGTTAGCATCTCCTGCTGCTACCTGAGTGTGAGAGAAAAAAGCAATCCTCATCCGTCCATGCAGTGAGGTTGTATCCTCTAGGACTACGGGGTCTGCTTCGTTGTTGGTGATCTGGTCACCTTTTTCTGCTGTAACTGCCATGATTCAGACTCCTTATGCTTCTACACAAGCGATTTCGACAACTTTATCTTCTTCCATACGGGTTGCTCCGAAGTCTTCACTACGGAATACCTGAGTAGAATAAGACTTGTCGTCTCGCTCAGTGATGCGGGTGATGTTATTGGAACCCTGCGCCATCAGCAGGCCATCTTCGGCCCATGCAATGACCTGCCGGTCAGCGTTGCCGTCCAGAGTCAGACGCTCAGACCGAAGGAAAGTAAAGCCCATGAACTCGTCAACTTCCCCGCGAACCAGAGCTTTAATAGTCGCAAAGTCTGCGCTGGTAAGCTCTTGTTCACCCAGCAGATCATCGAGCTGCGCAGCAGTGATGGCCATGTACCGGCGAATATCTGGATCAACATCGTTGCCGTTCAAGACTTTAGCAGCAAGCCGAAGCTTCTCAATGGTAAGCCCGGTTGCGTTAGCTACTACTTTTTGAGAAGAAGGCAGCGCCACCAGAGTTGAACCAGATTTGCCAGTCTTAGCAGAGCCCAGGGCAGCTTCGATCATGATGTCATCGCGTGAACGATTCATCGCCATCATTGCTGACTGAGCGTAGGAGCTGGTGGGATCGATCAACAGACGAACCTTATCCGCTTGGTCAATCAGATCAGCCCATTCAAAGGTGCGGAGAGTTACCGCCCGGCGAGCATGAGGAGTGTCAATCCGAGGTGTATCTGAGTGGCGGGAGGTGCGCTCCTGTGCAGCGGTAGGACCGATCTGCTCATAGAACCCAGTCTCTCCAGTCTGAGACTCCATTCGGGTCTTGCCCCCAAACCGGGCATCTTTTTGCTGTGAAAGCAGGTCAATGTTAGCACCGAACTGGTTCACAAATGCTGTTGTGATTTCAAAAGACATAATATGCCCCCAAAGTTAAGATAAACAAAAGTCGTTTTTGTCTAGCTTTGGGGTTATCGTTGCCGGTCCCGTCACTAGATAGTGTTTTACGGTTCCGGCCCCAGGATGGGGTTGTCGGGGGATGGGGCCAAACTTCGACCCCGTATTACTTGTTACATTATAACAGAAACTTGTTATTTACCAAACTGCTGCTCAAATGACTCCTGCACTTGCCGTAGAATCATCTTATGTTCAGGATGGCGGTTATCAACATAGGCCGGGTGTGACATCAGAGAGCTGCGTTTCTCCTCCATCTGTTGCGGTGACATAACCTGCTCACCGCCCACCCCTTCAAGCTTACCCCCTTCCATCATCGACTTTCCGATGTTGTGGAACAGCTTAGCCATGACCGGATGATCACCAACCTTCACGCCGTCAATCTTAGCGTTGTTGACAAACTCCTTGTCTGACTCACTCAGGAACTCAGCAGCAGCACGCAGAGCAATTCCGCTGTTCTGCTCGAATGCTTGCCCCCACTCTTGTTTCAGGGCGTTCTGTGCTTCATTGAAGATAGATTCCTGGCTATTCTTTGTAGCCTCACCACTAGCCTCAGACTGTTCAAACTCCCAAGCCGCCAAGCCTTCAACCTGCTTAGCGCTCAACCCCAGCTGGTGAGCTTTATCGAAGAATGCCTGCTGCTTGTCAGCATTAACCTCAACGCCTTCAGGTACCGCTACCTGATAGCCTGTAGCCTCATCAGGACGACCAAGCCGACCATAGACGTTGCCCCAATCCTCGTCAGTCTGAGGCATAGGAATCTTGTCTTGGCCGATCATGCGTTGAGCATTCAGCCAGGACTTAGCCATACTTTCGACTGAATCAAACTTAGTGATGTTCTGATCTTCCCGCATCTCAGTAGGCAGACCATCAAACCACTTAGCATCTGATGGAGTTACAACAGGAGCAACAGCAGGGGTTTCAACAGCTCCACCAGCATCACCTGGTTCATCATCCATCAATCGATTATCTGTTACTTTAATCATTTGCCTATATCCTCCCATTTGATTTTACTTTCTTCTCTATCCCCGTTTTCAAGACGATAAATAACCTCATTTTGAATGGACAGAGAGAACATAGTTGTCTTCGGAAGGAAATTATATACATGCTCTAGCTTATTAATAGGCATGCGTTTTAACGACCCATATTCACTAATAATATCGAATGCGTTCATTATTCACCCCCTCCGGTGAAGTTAACAAAATCGTCTTCTTTCCAATTTAGCTTCTGCAGGATAGTCAAAGCTACATCGCGCCTAGCCTCTCTGATGATGATCGAATTGGTTTCAATCGACCCCTTCAGAGGCTCAAGCACATGACAATAGGAAAGGATATCCTTCAATACCCGCTGCCCGCCCGGACCATCAAACGCTTGGCTGTAATCGATCCTTAACTGTTTTGGGTCGGCCTTACTCATCGGCCTTATCCGCTTTCTTTGTATACTTGCGCTTTGTCTTTTCCTCTGTCAGTGATTCCAGTTCAACCGCCGGGGCCTTGTACTCCTTATTGCGCTCGTCACACTTCAGATTCACACAACGCACAATTACATCTTTGTGATATTGCATCATCTGACCGCATGAGCCACAACGTAACTCTGTGTGGATAATAGCTTTCATTTACACCCCCTCCGGTGTATTTTGTTTTCCGCCATTGAGGCGCCTAACTATCTCTTTTTCGATTTCCTCGCAAATAACTGGAAGCTCTAAAGAGTTCTTGTTGAGCCACCCCAGTTCATCAACATCTAAATCATGGAGAGACTTCCCAGCTCTAAGAACATCACTAACTAAAACAGATGGGTTGAACATATCAGCCCCCTTCGGCTGTTGCTACGTTGATTGCTTGCCCTGCTTCACCAGCCTGTTTCAAACCTTCGATAGTTTGAGAAAGCTGCTGAATCTGTGCTCGTTGCTGTCTGATTGTATCGCGTTCTTTCTCGTCTGTGAATTTATTGGGCGAGAACCCGAACATTTCAAACGTATCTCGAAGAGTCTTGTCGCCATCTATGTTATCAAGAAGCAGTTCAGGCTGTAGGTTTAGCATAGGACTCATCACTTCTACCGCTCTGAGGAAGCCATTGGCCTCTTGCTGCCGTTGCGCCTGGTTAACCTGGGAAGTGTATTCAAACTCAAAACTATCAGGCAGAGAGGCAGGAGGTGCGCCGAACTTACCTTGACGGAATAGCAGACCAAACACCCGATCCAATACAGGACCAAGGAACTCAGTCTGGACGCGCCCCAAGATTGGACCCATCAGCCTCAGCTTCTCTTCAGTACGCTGTAATACCTCTGTCGCCGTCATCTGTGGACCACCAGCAAACTGAAGTTGATCAACGAAGAAGATTGACCGGATTCTGTTGCTCAGGAACTCGACCATATCCAAGCCGATGCCTGGATTAGTTGAAGGGAATTGCCCTATTGCCTCATTCACAGACCCATCGAAGACATTCACGCCGCCCGGCACAGTGCGAACAGGGTTAATGAAACCATCGCTAGGCAGGATTAGAGGTGGATCAACCGCCTTCTGAGCTGCCTTGATAGTGGTCTTCATTACCTCGTTGAGCATCTTCACATCAGGAAGCGCAGTCATGGCAGGGGAGCGCCCGTAAACCTCCATGGGAGACTTGTAGAAGCGTCCTACAGGTAGTGGGAACTCATGGTACCCACTCTCTTCTAGAATGTGCTCATCAGCCTGCAGGATATACACATCTTCAAAAGGCAGATTCTGATTATCTTTCTTTTCTTTGTCTCTATCCTTGCGAGGCTGGATTGCATGAATGATGAAGAACTTTGCATCAAGCTTTTCCTCTTTCATGTGCTTGAGTACAGACTTTCCTGATTCCTTTCCCCAGCGCTGAAAGATCCTATGCACCGGCCATTCAAAGCGGCGGTAAACAGTATCGATCTGACCCGTTGGCCCTTCAGTTACTGAGATTTCAGAGAGCGCACGCGATTGAAACAAGAGACCATTATTCTCTTCGCCTTCGGTAATAAATAAGCCAGCAGTGCCAAAAGCACCGAACTCAAGAAAATATTCATATGCTGCCGTATAGAATCCGCTAGTAGGTGAGTTGATTTCGTTAAGCATTACATCAGCAGCGTTATGCAGCCACTCTTTAGACTCTTCATCCATGCCGTCAGTGTTAGGCCTAAACCATGTAGTCGCCGGGTTGATATTCAGCCCCACCATCCCCGATGCTAACAACTCATTAGCCTGGATAGCCGTTGAGTCAAACACCTTTGTCATCCGCTTTTCACCGGGTGAGCGTTTAGTGTCGAAGTCATCACGCCTTGGATAGACCAGCTCTGCTATCTCACGCCAATGGCTATCCCACGTCCCACGCAGAGACTTAAGCATGTTGTAACGCTGGATGATCTGCTCTGCATTAGCCGCCATGTTATTGCCCTAATAGTGTTTTGCGTTGCTGCGTTTCTTGTGCGATCTTCCCTCCCGCTAACAGTGTAGAAGACCGCCCCCCTGCTGCAACTCTCTGCCTGCGCTTAACATCTTCAGCTTTAGTTTTTCTAGCAGCATCTGCTGGATCGGCTGAAGGCGGCAATCCTGGCAGTTGCTGAACCAAACCGCCTAGCAGCTTGGACGAGACCCCCAGCGTTCCAATGTTTAATAAATTTCCCAGCGTTCCACCGCACATATTAATCCCCTAGTCTGTATATTGAACCTGATTGAACAAAGCCCATCTTGGTATACAATTTGTCTACCAGCTTATCATTGATGGCAGTGGTTACGCCGACTAATACCTGATCACGTTGCACTCCCATTTCTAACGCCCATTCTATATAAGCCTTCACTAATCTATAAGCGTGTGACCCGCCTCTATTCTCCGGCCTTACATATAACAAGAGGTCGCCTGACTTAAGAGTAGGACCAAAGTAATGCTCTTGGATTATACCAAAAAACATACCAACTACATTGCCATCTGACTCAGCGACCCACGCTTGCATGTGAGGCTGCTTAATGAGATTGATGCATAGCTCTGCAACCTTTGTCGGGCACCACTCGGTTACGCTATAGGATGAGCCTTGCTGCATGTCATAGCCCATCTCCAGTATTGATGATATGTCTCTTGCTTCCAGTTCTCTAATCACTAGAAATCTCCATTAAATAGATACCAGACCACAAAAGCCCCAGCGAAACACGCTATGACATTTAATATTCTAGTCATCATTCGCTTAATAGTTGTAAGGATCATAAGCAGTACTCGACTGTCTTGCGAATCTCGCTGTTCTGGTGCGCTGCCTAACTCTCGGTTTCCATAACGTCATCATAACAGAATCGGACATATTCGGAGATGCGATCTGTAGCTTCTTCATGTCGATCTTATTCATGATCTGATCTAAGCCACCGGGATTAGCCTTTCGTGGTATACGGCAGCATTCAGAGCGTAATTGAGCCATATTCTTAATGCCGTCAGAGTTTAGGCTGATCATCTCATCTACATCAGCATACTCGCCCTTAACCACTACTCTATATGTATTGTAAAACCTGTTCGCCAGATCGATATAATACTGCGCTCGGTTGTTCTTGAAGGTTTCAGCATAGGTTAATTGGACCTCACCCATCGGAGAGTCTTCTTTCATGTAGATGTCGTCAGCATTGTCTTGGCCGGATCCAGACAGAGACCCTTTGAAAACATGCCATTCAATCCGCGTGCCTTCAAAAGCATCGGATACCTGGCGCTTTAGCCCTGTACCCATGCCGTCACCATCCCACACAAACCAATCAGCCCTGTTTCTAATGGTTAGATCTGTGGCCCAATCGCATACCTCGTCGATCTCTCCTTTGTCCTTCTGGCACACCATTTCAATTATGGAGCCATGACGTAACGCAAAGCCCCCAGCATCTCCCCCGCCATCAAAGGGATCATGAGCAGCCACCACAGCGCCTTTAGGCTTAAACAGGTTTTGCAGGTTAGGTATCTTGTGTGCATCAATGGCAGCGTCGAACCATTCAGCCTTAATGATCGAGCCGTCAACCTCATCATTGTACTTGCCCTCCCATATCCAATCATACTTGGCTCTAGGTAGGTTCTCATGGTCCCACGATCTAAGTGCTTCCTGTTCTTTGTTCCACCAAGGGTTATCCCGCCAGTTGATGATGACAATAAGGTGTAGATCATCTTCAAAGAAACCATCACGATCTAGGAACTTCTGATAGGGAACAATGAAGCGTTGTGAGAACGGGTCGGCCGAAGATTGAGGGTTAGCAGAGAACCAGCATTCTGCCCCAGGGTTACGCAAGATGGTCGGAAGTAGCTTATCGATACTAGCCTGGCTCATCTTGTGGGCCTCTTCGAACCATGAATACTTAAAGCCTTGAGCAGATTGGATGGAGTCGGGGTTTCGTGATGCTCCCCTGTACGTGGTGATAGCCCCGTTAGGTGCCGTTATCCTATTCTCATTAATACCCCAGCCTTCAAGCTGTAGTCTCTCTTGTACCGAGTCCTTAAACACACGGTGTACTGAGTCACTGATAGAGTCTTGAAACTCCCGCAAGCAGTATATGTCAGCAGCCTCTGTATCCATCTTCAGGGTAAGCATATCCCCTATCCCAATAGACTTGCCTGAGCCTCGACCACCGATAGCAACCTTGATCTGCTTGCTAGACGTTAGAAACTTTTCGAGCTTCTTATTTACCTGTAGTGTCGGCATTCACGAACTCCACAGTCCACTTTGTCTCAACAGGTCCGCCGCCTGGAGCAGATAAAGTATTATCCTGTTTGTCAGCCCAGCCGAATCGGTTCTTCATATTCATGTACCAGAG